TTACCGTATGGATAGTTATTAGCAACTTCCCATGTATTAACAACATCAGAAGTTACAAATAGTCCTATTACTACTAATAGCCAGATAATCATGTAGTTAATCATGATGCCTCCAATATTACAGGCTTTGGTTTATAGAACTCGTCAATTGGTAGATCACCCCATTCTTTAGGAATTAAGCGAGGTGATGATCTTTCGTAATTATGTATACGTTCGTATTCATCACATACAAATAGTACTCTTTTTATATTTGGATCAGGATCTACACCTATAATCCTATTGAAGTAATTAAAATACTCATGCTCTATAGCCTGATTGTATGTCATTTCAAACCTCCTCTTTTGACGTTGAAAGAAGAAAACTTTTAGCGGGAAGAACCCGCCAACCCGCTGGAGGCGGATTAAGTTCTATCTATCTTATAAGTAAAAAATAAAGGCAAACCTACAATTAAGTAGGTCTGCCAATATTGATGAAACTGTTGTTCTACGCGGTAAACGCAGAAGCGATAGTAAGTTTATCCCTTACTGCGAGTATACTTACTTTAGCGGCTTCAATAATATCTTCACCGTGGACTTCTAAAGTAATTTCTTTATCAAAATTACTATGATTAACAAAGCCACAAGAATCTCCGTTGTTACCTTTAATCTGGATGCCCTTGCCGTCAGAATCGACTAACTGGTAGTCGTCTCCTAGCTTAGCAAAGAAATTAGTGATACCTGTAACAGTCATCAATTTCCGAATCGCTTCTAAATTAGTGTCATGTGCTCCTACAGTAAATACATACTGATAAGGAGTATCTATACCAAGATTAAACTTAAACTTTATATCTGTAGATTTTCGACCATTACCGTTAACAGGTAAATTTGAAACTAAACCAACTGTTTGATTAGACATAAAACTATCCTCCTAGGATAAAGAATTAAAAGTACAGTTGCGTCCAGTCTAAGAACACAACTGTTTGAAGCAGGAACGTTATTGTTCCTTTTCGCTGGAGGCGAAAGGTTTTATAAAAACTTGCTACTAGTAGAATCTATGTCTCTCGAGGCACTCTCTTACTGTGTTATCTTGTGTGTAAAAATAAGGGTTGCCCCCGAGCGTAGGAACACGCTCGAGGACAGGGCCTTTAGGATGCGATATGATACTTACGTTCATAGTAAGCTATACGCTCAGGACTAAGTTTACACTTATCGAGCGATTTACGCATAACGCCTTCAGAAGCGAGCTCCTGATGGAAGCACTCGTCTGTCATAACTCGGCGACCCATTTCGGCACCGATGGCTAAGGATTTACCTAGGTCAACTACTGGCTCTAGGACTCCTACAACAGCATCTGAACCTGCTCTATACATCTTCTTCATGTTAATCTCCTTGGATCTTGGAGGCATGATTGCCTCTGATGACTGGAGGTCATCTTGTGTGTGGGTAAAAGATCGTTTTGTTTTAAAGGAGGGGGGATGGTCTTTGGTTTCTAGCTTTCAGCTAGTTAGTACTGCACATCTACCTAGAATGAAAAAATTGCTAATGGCTTTTTCGTAGACCATCTTACTGTTTGCCTCTCTCATTTATATAATATAATAATAATATAGGCGGTAGCGAGGACGACAGACTGAAGCCCCGCAGGGGCGAGAAGTCTGGAGGACTCTTCTTATGTTCTTAAGGGGGAATAACTTCTTTAGATAGAACAAGTTACAAAAAGTTAAACGTTGTATACGTGGTTTAACTGAGCCGTTAAGCGTTGTATACAACGTTAAACTGAAGTTAAGCATTGCTATTTGTAGTTTTTAGGGTACTATTGCTTTATAGTTAGCTAACTAAATAGGGGAGTGAAAGATGATTCAAGGGAGAGAACCAAGGAGACATCGGAACTTTATTTATGTGATAGAGGAAAAGGTAAAAGGTGAGTGGGTGGTGAAATGGAACTGTGGGGTCTTTATGAATTATGAAATAGGGGAGACCTCTATGAAAGAACGAGAGACGTATATAAAGAATCCTAAGAACTACAGGCTAACTATGTATATCAGCGAGAAGCCACTAGAAGGAGGGTTTTGGTAATACATGTTTAACAAATTTCAATTAGGTACACATCCAGCTACTTTTTTATCTAAAAATAAATTAAACAGCTCCGCAGCACTGGTGTTGCTCAAGATGATGTATCACATTAATAGAATAAATATGGTAGTAGGGACTCCTAAAGAAATAGCTAAAACAGTTGGGGTAACAATAGGGGACTTTACAATAGGCGTTCGTGCCTTGAAGAAATGTGATTTGATTCGTAAATACACTAAAAAGGAGTATATGCTTAATCCAGATGTTATGTTTAATGGAGATGACAGGCGGTATTTTATAGTTAAGCATATGTGGGATACACAAACTACTAAAGGACTTAGAACTAAATGAAAACATTCAGCCTTGTTTTGGTGGCACCTTCACATTATGACGATGACGGATATGTAATTCAGTGGTTTAGGTCTTGGCTGCCGGCAAATTCACTAGCTTGTCTTTATGGTTTAGCTACTGAATGTAAAAAGACTAGGGTATTAGGTAAAAATGTCAAAATAGACCTTCATGTATTTGACGAAACAAATACACACATTAATACAGATAAAATTGCTTCTTTAATAAAAAGTGCAGATGACGGAATGCTTATGCTTGTTGGTGTACAATCAAGTCAATTTCCCCGTGCATTAGATATTGCTACACCATTACGAGCAATGGGTATTAAAGTTGCTATGGGAGGTTTTCATATATCAGGAGTGTTGGCAATGATTAAAGAGCCTGATGCTTACATGCAAAAGGCTTTAGACATTGGTGTTTCAATGTTTTCAGGAGAAGTTGAAGACAGACTTGGACAAGTTTTAATTGATGCGGCTAATAACGAACTTAAACCAATTTACAACTTTTTAGATGATTTACCTGATATTAGTAATACTGCAATGCCATTTATTCCGGCAGATAGAGTTCGTCTGACGGCAGGTTTAACAGCTAGTTTTGATGCTGGACGTGGTTGCCCTTTTACTTGTTCGTTCTGCACGATTATAAATGTTCAAGGACATACATCAAGAAACAGGTCAGTTGAAAGTATTGAGCGCATAATCCGCTTTAACGTTAAACAGGGCTTACATTTATTTTTTATTTCTGATGATGATTTTGCACGAAATAAGAATTGGGAAAGCATTTTAGATATGTTTATTGAGTTGCGTGAAGTTCATAAATTAAAAATCGAGTTTTCTTTTATGATTGATACTCTTGCCTATAAGTTGCCAGGGTTTATTGAAAAATCAAGACGCGCAGGTGTTACACAGGTTTTTATTGGTTTAGAAAATATTAATTCTGATGCTCTTTTAAGTGTCGATAAGCGGCAAAATAAAATTTCTGATTACCGTAAAATGTTGCTTGCTTTAGATGAGGCTGGAATTATAACCTCTTGCGGGTATATTTTAGGTTTCCCTAATGATACTCAAGAATCAATCTTGCGCGACATTGAAATTATTAAAAAAGAACTTCCTATGGATCTAATATCGTTTCTTTGTCTTACGCCTCTTCCTGGTTCAAAAGATCATGAGAAGTTATACACTGCTGGAGTTGCTATGGATGAAGATTTAAACATGTATGATTTAAATCATGCAGTTACTGCACATCCTAAAATGTCAAAAGTAAATTGGGAAGAAACTTATTATAAAGCTTGGAATGCTTATTACACATATGAGCATACCAAAACTACTTTAAAACGTATGATGGCAACTGGTACAAGTTCCAGTAAAGCACTAGACTTAGTTACCCTAATTACTATGTTTAAAGGTTGTATTGGTATTGAAAAGATTCATCCTACTAAAGGTGGGGTTTTCCGCCGTAAATCACGTAAAGATAGGCGACCTACTTTACCAATGGAATCGCCTCTTGTTTTCTATCCAAAATATTTTTCTGAAACTATTTGGAAACTTTGTCGTTGGATTGTAATTATTATAAGAATGCGCTTAATTAGTAGAAAAGTGTTAAATGACTCTTAAGACATATTTAACTGGATTGTGGCCTTTGTTTGTTATGTTACTAGTAACAAGTGTTATTAGATCTCCTTCAGCGCATCACGTTTATCAAGCTAAGTTACGAAAAACGCAAAAAAGAAAAAATCATTTAATGTACCTTCAGCTTACGCGATGGAAAAAAGAGAAGAAATAAAATGCTTAATGATAAGATCATACTTGTAGATGACCAAGAAATAATTTTAGGATCTATTGATAACAAAAAACATTCTGTTTTACGAGACTTTGATAGTCTTTGGGACTCAGTTGTAAAACAGGAAAAAATCAGCCGAGGTAATACCAAAGCAGCAAGCAGTATGACTAGAAAACAAAAAGCAGCATGGTTACAGCAGTATGCTCCTAAAATTTGGCAAAAATTAACGGGTAAACGGGAAGAAAGAGCTGATTGGGGAGGAAAAACTCAGGAACTTGGGTATATTTTTCATACCAATCGTAACCACATAGCTACTTGGTATGGTCCTGTAGATGTATCAACTAATCTAGATGAAGAACAAGCATTTGGTTGTGTTGAATACGCGTATACAGATTTAAGGCACGAAGCTCAGGAAATGCCTGTTTTATTTCAAAACATTGCTAGAGATATAGAAAACCAGTTAGTGTTTTCTAATAACTATTTTAATAGTTTATTAGTTAATTTATATACTAATAAGGGTCTAGACCTTCACTCAGATGATGAAGCTGTTTTCACGGAAAATAACGGAATTGTAGGGGCTGTAGCAACTATCAGTTTAGGAGAAACAACAGTTGCTACTATAGCTAGGAATGATCGTAGTAAATATTTTAAGATTAAACTAACAGATAGAAGTTGTTACGTAATGCCTGAAGGTGACTTCCAGAATAAATACAAGCATTCAGTAAGTGCGCCATTAGGACGTAGAATAAGTTTAACATTTAGACATATACCTTGATGAGTAAATACATTAATACATATTGTGAAATAGAAGATGATGAGCCGTCTCGTATAGATGAGTTGTCTCGTACCGGGCAAGCACTACTTTTACCACTTATGGTATTAGCTAATAAAGACAATGAGATAGACAAACATAAGTTTATTAGGACAGTAAAGTGGATAACAGACTACCGTACTTGGGAGAAGTACTGGGTAGAATTAGTAGAAAAAAATTTCATAGTAAGATTAGATGACCACAAGTGGATGGTATCTCCGCATGAGTGTTACGCGGAAGACTCATCACATAATGCGTTAATTATTAAATGGAACGAGGCTAATAATGCAATTAACTAATTTAGCAGATGTAGATACTAATTTAGAAACAACAGATCATTTAACTAAAGGTATGTTAGAAGGGGCCCTTCCGGATAAGCGCTTCCGTAAGCATATAACTGATGCTGTTGTAGAAGTTATTAATTCAGAGCCTGATTCAGAGTTAAGACGAGTATTTCGGGATAATACATTAACGTATGCTGCAGTGTTGTCTACCGGTAAATACTCATTAGCAGCTTATGTAAATGCTGTTAAGTTTGTGTCCCTTAAGTTAATGGGAGATAAGTCATCTACTGCGTATAGTAAAGTATTCCCGGATCGATATCAGAATTTAATAGATAAAGGGGCTTCTGGATCCTATATAGCTAGTTTTGCAGATAACTATAGTAAAACAGGGCTCATAACTAAGATCATGGAACAAACTATGGTGCCTACGCATATATTAAATGCGGGAGTGTATCAGGAAGCTATCAACGTACAAGCAGAGCTGATGCACACAGCTAAATCAGAGCTAGTAAGGCAGAAAGCTGCAGAAAGTTTAATTAGCAACCTAGCAGCTCCTGCTGTCGCTAAACTAGATATTGATATTAACTACAGTAATGACATAGTAGAGGATCTACGTGCAACTACTAAAGCACTTGCACAGCAACAACTAAAGATGATCTTAAATGGGCAATCCAGTGCTAAGGAGATAGCACATAGTGAAATATTAGCTCGGAAGGTGAATACGCCGCCTGTTGAAACAACTTATGAGGTCATTGATGAAAAATAACGTTTCAGAAATACTTAAAGTACTTCCACATAAATATCCGTTTCTTATGGTAGATAAGGTTATAAGTAAAACTGATACAAATATAGTTACTTTAAAAAATGTATCACATAACGAGCCTTATTTTAGTGGGCATTTTCCTAATTTTCCTATTATGCCAGGAGTACTTATATTAGAGGGGATGTTTCAATCTGGAGGACTACTATTTGGTTGTGCTGATTTAGTTGAAGGACAATTAGCTTATGTAACTACAATAGATAAAGTTAAATTTATTAAACCTGCACTTCCTGGAGATCAAATAAAATTTGATATAAACATCACTACTAACTTATCCAAATATGCTAAATTTTCTGGTAAAGCATATGTTGATAACGTATTAATAACTCAAGCTACATGGACATCCGTTATAATAAATAACACAAAGGAATAATATGATTAAGCCAATAATTTTCAAATGGTTAATTTGGATGATAGCAATTAATACATTAACTCTTCTAGCCAATAACTTTCTTATTACAATAATGATGGGTTGGTTCGATAGCCCATTTGGGTAAACGTGAGGTGAATAATGTCCCTAGTTAAAAAAACAGTAGATGAATGGCTTAATGACATTGATTACAATGATGATCCTACTTACGTACCTAGTGAGTTTGCATTAGAGTTTGTGTCGTTTATTAAATTAGTTAATGGTGAAAAGGGGGAAGAGAACAAGACTCCGGTAATACATTACAAGATGATGGATAAAATAGCAGGTAAAAAAGAGAACACAGCTAACATGTGTGCTCGTGGTTTAGCTAAAACTACTATATTTGCTGAGTATTTGTTTTTGTATATAGCGGTTTACGGGTCAATTCCAGGATTTGGTAATGTAGACTATGCACTGTATGTATCTGATAGTATTGAGAATGGTGTAAAGAAGATGCGTTTACGTATGGAACGCAGATGTGAAAATAGTGAGTTTTTAAAGAAGTACATTACTACTTCTAGATTTACAGACATTAGATGGTATTTTAAGAATGCTGAAGGTAAAGAGTTTGTTGTTACAGGACATGGTGCTAAAACAGGTGTTCGTGGTACGGTTGAATTGAATACGAGACCACAACTTGCTGTACTTGATGATCTACTAGGAGATGAAGATGCTAGGTCTGCAACTATTATCGAAAATGTGGAAAATACTGTTTACTCGGCCATTGACTATGCGTTACATCCTAATAAGAGGAAAGTTATTTGGTCTGGAACTCCGTTTAATGCTAAAGATCCTTTATATAAGGCAATTGAATCGGGTGTCTGGTATGTTAATGTATATCCGGTTTGTGAGGCATTTCCGTGCTCTCGTGAAGAGTTTAAAGGCGCTTGGGAAGATAGGTTTAGTTTTGATTATGTAAATAATCAGTATTTTAAATCTAAAGGTGCTGGTAAATTAGATTCATTTAATCAAGAGTTAATGTTACGTATTACGTCTCCTGAAGAAAGATTGATTAATGATTCAGATATAATTTGGTATAAGCGTAGTAATGTACTACAAAATAAAGGTGCGTATAACTTTTATATTACTACTGATTTTGCTACTAGTGATAAGGAACACGCTGATTTTAGTGTTATTAACGTATGGGCATACAATAATAATGGAGATTGGCTTTGGGTGGATGGGTTTTGTAAACGAACATTAATGGATAAGACTATTGATGAATTATTTAGATTAGTTCAGGAATATCGACCACAGGAAGTAGGTATTGAAACTACCGGACAGCAAGGAGGGTTTATTAGTTGGATCCAAAATGAAATGGGACAACGAAATAATTATTTTACTTTGTCTAAGGGAAGAAATAGTAATACAATAGGTATTAGGCCGACTAAAGATAAGATGAGTAGATTTCAACAGAATGCTATTCCCTTATTTAAATCTAAAAAAATATGGTTGCCTGAAGAACTAAAAGACAGTGAAGAACTTGTAGAGTTGCTTTTTGAGTTATCTTTAGCTACTCTTAAGGGGTTTAAAAGTAAACACGATGATCAGATAGATACAATTACTATGCTAGCAGAATTAAATGCATGGAAACCAAGTGAAGTAGGGCCACAAACACAAGAAGATGATGAATTAGAAAACTCAACTATGTGGGGTGATAGTACAACTAAGAAAGCAGGAGATAGCTCCTACTTTGTTTAAGAACTCATGCCAACTCGTCTTCTCAACGAGTTGTTGTGCCTCCTGGGTAGGTAAGGGTTTCGGCACTCTTGCCTACCTCTTTTTTAAAGGATATTAGTATGAAAGTTTCTGAATATATTGATTATTTGTCTACTGGAGAATGTAGTAAGCTTGCTATTGCTAGTGTTGGTGACATGTCAGCTAACCCAAGCCCAGCACCTTCTGCAGTACAAATAGTTAATCAAAATAAATTTATTAATTATGTAAATTTAGCTAATTTAGCTTTACATAAACGATTTCATTTAGTGATAAAAACATTAGAGATGGATAACCCACTAGACGGAGAAGAATTTACTTTACCTTCAGATTTTCTTGCTTCTATCTACGCATATTACGCTTCAGATTTTACAGAAATACCTATTAAAGATAATTCAGTAAAATTAGTACAAAAAATAGATCAACATGTATCTATTCTTATACCTGAACCATTTAAAGCAATTATTAAAGGTACAGATGCTGAAACACCTAAACGTACTCAAATTCTTTTAAAATACGCAGCAGCTCCTAAAAAAGCTAAGACAACTACTACAGATTTAAAAATTAATGAAGTATACACAGAAGCATTACTGAATTACTCGGCGTATAAAGCACATGGGGCTATTAGCGGGGATATGAAAGATGAAAATAATACCTACTATCTACGATATGAAGCTAGTTGTAAACAGCTTATTAACTCAGGTATGTGGGGTAATAATGAAATTGAAGTTAATACTAAATTAGAAGATAACGGATTTGTATAATTAGTTTGACTTTATAAAGTATTAACGTATTCTAAAATAGCAAATGCTGCATAGCCAATGCTGAGAAAAACCTCCTTAGGAGTTAAAAATGGCTTACTACGAAACTATTAATTTAGTTGCTGGTGATGATAAACCAGAGATAAACCTTACCTTAAAAGATTCCAACACCGCTTTAGCCGGTCTTACACTAGACCCAGATGACTCAAGTACCTGGGCTATAATCGATATTAGCGATCCCGCTGTTACGGTAAAATTTAAAGCTTTAGGTAGTTCAACTATTTTAGATACGATGACTTGTACAAAGATTGCTCCATATACAAATGGAAAATGCTTTATGACATGGAATCTAACTACTCTAGATGTTGCTGCTGGTACTTACGAAGGTGAAATTGCACTAACGTATGCCGATACACGAGTCCAAACTCTATTTGATAAACTTAAGTTTAAAGTAAGAAAGGACTTCTGATGGCATTAGGAAAATCCTTAATTGGAAATGCACGTTCATCAATAGGTCATATTAATCCAGTCGCCGACATATCGGTTATTAAGGCTGTTACTGATTTAGATTATATTAATGCTATCACAGATATTCATTTAGATTATGATAGTAAAAATAAATTACCAGATGATATTGTAACAGTTGATGATAGTGCAGGATTTACAAGATTTGTAGCGTGGGAACGGGCTTTTACTGAGCAATTACTTGCTATTCAGGAACTTATTGCGATAAGTAATGCTAAAATTCTTGCAGATTCTGTAGCAAATACAGATCAAGTTGTATTAGCGCCTCAATTAAATAAAGCAGATAGTGTAGCAACTGCGGATGCACTTAATTTAATAGATACTACTAAAGTACTAGCTGATATATCAGTTATTAACGAGCTTGTTTCTTTAGGTACTACGAAACCTTTTTCAGATTCGTTTAGTATTGCAGATGCATTAGGATTACAAATTAATATACAAGTTGCTAATTCTATTACAGCAGCTGATGGGTACTTTACAGATTATGGTGGTGCAATTAATACTGCTCCATTGAATACCCATGCTTTACTAGTGGACCCTGACAGATTTCGTACAGATAATATTACAGTTACTATAACTTAGAAATATGGAGCTTACTATGAGTATACAAGATAGAGTTGCCCTTACAGGCAGATTATCAATTTCGCTTAATGGCAAAGTTGTACAAGAAGTTAATAACCTTGTTGTTACAGCTGGTAAAAGTTGGATAGCATCTAGAATGAATGCAGCTACTGCAAGTGTAATGACTCATATGGGTGTTGGAACTAATTCTACTGCAGCAGTCGTTGGAGATACCGCACTGGGAACACAACTTAGTACACGAAGTGGTTTAACTACTTCTGGCGGTACAGTAGCAGGAGCAGTTATTACATACGCGTGTACTTATGCTGCAGGTTCTCATACAGGCGCGATAACAGAAGCTGGTGTATTTAATGCTAGTAGTAGTGGCACTATGTTATGTCGAACAGTATTTGCTGTTATTAATAAAGGTGCTGCTGATACAATGACAGTTAGTTGGGCAGTAACTATTTCTTAGGAGAATATTAATGGCAGTTAAATTTACAAATAATGCTACTACCACACTGAGCGCTGGTATAACAGATACTGCTACCTCTATTAGTGTAACTAGTGTCCTTAGCTTCCCTAACTTAGCAGCTGGGGATCACATGTATCTAACTATAGTTAGTCTTGCTAATATTGAAGTTGTTAAAGTAACTAGTGTATCGGTAAATACCTTCACATGTGTACGTGCACAAGATAATACAGCAGCTGCTTCTGCGCTGTCCGGGGATACTATTGAGTTACGACTTACAGCCGCTATGTTAAATGATTTAACTGGCGATGGTGATCATGCTTCTAAGGGTTTTTCAACAGCAATGAGTATTGCTCTGTGAGCATACCAGCATATATTTTATTGGAGATATTAAATGGCTCAAGATTTTAGAAGATATACACAAAATAACGTAGGCACAGGAGCTGCACTTGTTTTTACTAGTGACAGTTACGACACTGTTATTGGAATACATGTTTCTAACATATTACCCAGTGCGTCTATCACTGTAGATGTTTATGTAAATGATGGTGCTCAGGATATTTATTTAGTTAAAAGTGCCCCTATTCCTCAAGGATCATCTTTACAAATTTTAGATGGTGGAGCCAAAATGGTTGTTCACTCTGGTGATGTAATGTATGTTAAAAGTGATACAGCTTCTTCTGCAGATGTATGGGTAAGCACAGTTGACGCAATTAGCATATAGGAGAATTGAATGGCATATATAGGAAATACACCTGCTGAAAATTACGGTAATTTAACAGTACAACACTTTACAGTTACTGCAACTGCTGCGTACGTATTAGATACTGCAGCTGCTAATGAAAATGAAATAGCATTGTTTATTAACAATGTTAGGCAACAACCAGGAGCAAGCTACGCTTATACAGTAAGTGGTACAGCATTAACTTTATCTGCAGCAACAGCAGCAACAGATACAATGTATTGTTTGTTTTTAGGAAAAGCCCAGCATACTTCTGTACCTACAATTGCTAATGGATCAATTACTAATGCTATGTTAGTAAGCATAGCAGCAAGTAAACTGACTGGTACAATAGATAACGCTAGAATTAGTCTAGATGCTGCTGAAATACCTAATTTAGATGCTAGTAAAATAACAACAGGCACAATTATAGATGCTAGGTTACCTTCTACAGCGTTAAATTCTAATATAGATTTAACTACGTTGTCAGCGACTAATCTAACTACAGGGACCGTAGCAGAAGCTAGACTTGCTACATTAGCTGCTAACAAGTTAACTGGAACAATAATAGCTCAAGGTGATGGTTCATCTACAGACGGAAAGATTACTTTAAATTGTAGTCAAAATACACATGGAGTAAGTATTCAAAGTCCTGCTCATGTTACAAACTCTTCTTATACATTAACTTTACCTACTACTGATGGGAATGCTGATGAAGTTTTAAAAACTGATGGTGCAGGAGTGCTTAGTTGGACTACACAGGCTTCTGGAGCGTTAGATTCTCCAGTAATCACTGGAACTTTATCGGTGCTTTCTGGTGGCTCAGTAAGTCATACAGTTGCTAATTGGTCAGATGATGTCTCTTATACAATTGTTCCAACCAACTGCACAGTAGGAGCGGTGAATGGCTCTGGTGTATTTGTTGTGACTCATACAAGTGGCGTACCTTTTTATACAATTAAAGCAACTACGGATTCTCTTGGATTAGCTGATTCTGCAGTAGTTACTAAAAATATAACAATTACACTAACAGCACCTACTTTAAGCAGTCCTGCAGATGTGGGTACTGCTATAGATGTTGTGTATACAATCACTTCAACTGATACTGGTGATGATAAACTTATATTAGACCCTGGTACAGCTAACTTTACCTACCAAAGTGAATCAGGGCCAGGTACGGCATCAAAAGTTGGTAATACTGTTGAATGTGTTGGTTTTGGTACTGGTAATCCTGTCGTAACAATCCAATTTACAGTCCAAGCAACTTACTCTGTCACTGCTACAGCAGTTAAGATCGATGGTTCTTTCGGAACCTCAGCTGCCAGTAGTGCAGATAGTATCACTATTGCTAATCGAGCATTAACAGCTCCTGCTATCAGTAGTCCCGCAGATGTTGGGACTGCTACAGATGTTACTTATACAATTACTTCAAATGATGCAGAAGACAATAAACTTATATTAAATATAGGTTCATCTAACTTCACTTTGGTAAGTGTGACACCTGGTGCGGGAAGTATAGTAGGAAACACAGTTGAGGTAACAGGATTTACTACAAACAATCCTGCCGTAGTTATTCAGTATACAGCGGAAGCAACTTACTCTGTAACTGCCACAGCGGTAGATACAACAGGGTATTATGGAACTTCAGCCAGTAGTAGTGCAGATAGTATTACTATTGCTAATTATGTCGGCATGGTTGCTAATGGTGGAGAGGTATCTGCTGGAACTATTGATGGAGATTATAAATATCATAGATTTATTAGTGGTACTTCTAACTTCCAAATTACAACATTAGGTGATGATGCAGTTATAGAATACCTTGTTGTCGCTGGCGGAGGAGGAGGAGGTTGCTCTGGAACTGGCGGCGGGGCAGGTGCTGGTGCTGGAGGAGCAGGGGGTCTACTTTATGGCACAAACCTAACGGTGACGGCAGCTACTTTTACTGCAGTTGTTGGTGCGGGAGGGCCTGGAGCAACTGGTTCAACTTACCTAAGTGGAGCAAAGGGGGATACTAGTAGTTTTTCTGGAGGTTCTATTTCTACTTTAACAGCAACAGGAGGTGGTTTTGGGGCAGGTGGTTATAGTTCTTATATAACTCCGGGTAGTGGTGGTTCTGGAGGTGGTGGTGGACATTCCGTAACTGCTGGTGGAACAGGAATAGGTGGGCAGGGGAATAATGGTGGTGCAACTATAAGTTATACCTCTCCATATGGTGGAGGTGGTGGAGGTGGGCATAGTGCAGCTGGTCAAAATTCAATAAGTGGTAACGTTGGTAATGGAGGAGCAGGAACAAATTATTCAATCACTGGATCGCCTGTTGGCTATGCTGGTGGAGGAGGAGGCGGCGGTACATCTTCTGCCTATGGATCAGCTTCTCATGGTGGAGGTGTTGGTGGAAGTTCTAACACAAACGGAACTGGAGGAGTTATAAATACTGGCGGTGGAGGGGGAGGTTCAGGATCATTTGCTATCGCTGGAAATGGCGGTAGTGGTATAATAGTTATCCGCTACAAATTCCAATAAGGAGAATATAAATTGAGTTACTTTGCAGAAATAGATAATAACAACATAGTACAAAGAGTTATATCGGCAGAGCAAAAATTTATAAATAGTGGAGCAGTCGGAGAAGCTAGTAAATGGGTTCAAACTTCGTATAACACTAGAAATGGTAAACACTATTCAGATGGTTCAACAGTTTCAGATGGTGAGGGGTTGAGAAAAAATTACGCTGGTGTTGGGTTTACATATGATGTCTCAAGAGATGCTTTTTACGCTCCACAACCTTATCCGTCTTGGACGTTAGATGATGATACGTGTTTGTGGAATGCACCAGCTACTCTCCCAGATGATGGCAAAAGGTATGGTTGGGATGAAGATAATTTAGAATGGAAGGAGATATAAATGGCAATTAGTAAAATTAATTCAAAGTCGTTAGAAGATTCGACTGTTCTTTCAGCTGATATTGCTGATGATTCTATTATAGATGCTGATATCAAATCAGATGCAGCTATAGTAACTTCAAAATTATCAGGTGCAGTTACCTCAATTCCTTCTCATGGATTAGCTACTTCAGCAACAACAGATACAACTAATGCTGATAATATTAGTAGTGGAACTGTAAATACAGCTAGATTAGGAACTGGTGCAGCAGATAACACAAAATTCTTAAGAGGTGACAATACTTGGCAAGTAGTAGCTATAGGGGCTACACAATTAGATTTACCAACAGTAACTGGAACTCTGTCAGTACTTTATGGTGGAACAGTAACTCATACAATTACTAATTGGTCGGATGATCTTTCTTGGACTATTACTCCAACCAATTGTACTGTAAGTACAGTAAATGCTTCAGGCGAATTTGTAGTAACTCACACAAGTGGCTTACCTTCTTACACAATTATAGCTACTACAGCTTCATTAGGTCTAGCTGATTCAAATACAGTAACTAAGAACCTTACAACAGCATTAACAGCCCCTACTATTAGTAGCCCTGCTGACGTTGGTACTGCTATAGATGTTATTTACACAATAACTTCAACTACAGTTGATGACGATAAATTAATACTAAATCCTGGAACAGCTAACTTTACCTTCGTAAATGTTTCAGGGGGAGGTACTGCATCGCACGTAGGAAATACTGTTGAGTGTGTTGGGTTTACTACCAATAATCCGGTAGTAACTATCCAATTCACAGCTCAAGCAACTTATTCAGTAACAGCTACGTCTGTTAAAATTGATGGTTCTTTTGGAACTTCAGCTGCTAGTAATACTGATAATATTACAATTGCTAATAGAGTACTAACAGCTCCTAGTTTAAGTAGTCCTGCTGATGTCGGCACTGCTACAGATGTTGTATACACAATTACTTCTAATGATGCTGATGATAACAAACTTATATTAGATCCAGGTACAGCTAATTTTACTTATCAAGGCGTATCTGGAGCAACCGCTTCAAAAGTCGGTAACACAGTTGAATGTGTTAGTTTTGGTGCTAGTAACCCTGTAGTAACTATTCAATTTACAGCAGAGGCTACTTATTCTGTAACAGCTACTGCTGCAGATACAGCATCATATTATGGTACTTCGGCTGCTAGTAGTGCAGATAGCATTACTATTCTTAATCCAACATTATCAGCACCTGCTATAAGTAGTCCTGCTAACGTTGGTACTTCTACAAATGTTGCATACACAATTACTTCTAATGACATTAACGATAATAAACTTATATTAGATATAGGTTCTAGTAACTTTAATTTTGGTAATGTCAACACTGGTATAGCATCTAAGGTAGGTAATACCGTTGAATGTACTGGCTTTACTACTAATAATCCTGTAGTAACTATTCAATTCACAGTAGAAGCTACTTACTCTGTAACTGCCAAAGCTATAGATACAGCAGGGTATTATCATGATTCAGCTTCTAGTAGTTCAGATAGTATCACTATTCAGAATTTTGTTGGAAATATAGAATATTTAGTTGTTGCAGGTGCAGGAGGTGGTGGTGGAACTTATGGCGGTGGGGGCGGGGCAGGAGGCTATAGAACAAATTATGGTAGCACAGTCATTACGTTAACACAGGGTAATGTTTATACAGCATATGTGGGATTAGGAGGTGCAGGAGGGCCGTTAGGATCTTTTGGTACAAGTGGTGCTGCTACCGCAGGAGACTATTCTTCATTAAGCGGAACTGGAATTACAACAATTACTGCAACTGCTGGTGGTCAGGGCGGTGGATATAATGGATATTCTCCGGGAACTGGTGGTTCTGGTGGTGGAGGATATCGTGGGGGATCGGGAGTAGCTGGTAATACTGGCGGTAATGGAGGCGCACCATCAATCCCTGAAGGTTATGCTGGTGGAAACGCTTGGTCAGGAGGAGGTTGGCCAGCTGGGGGCGGGGGTGGAGCTGGAGCAGTAGGGTCTAATTACGTAGGTATTACCACAGGTGGTGCAGGAGGTGTTGGCAAATCAAATAGTATTACTGGAAGTGCGCTTTATTATGCTGGAGGTGGAGGAGGCGGTTCAGAAGGATGGGCTACAGGAATTGGTGGAGCTGGTGGAAATGGAGGCGGTGGAAATGGCGGTAAATATGCTGGTGCTTCGGGTCTAGGAGTCAACGGTACAGATGGGCGGGGAGGAGGCGGGGGAGGCTCATCATATGGATCGGGTTCATATGGAGGTGGTGGAGATGGTGGCAATGGGGTAGTTATTCTTAGAATAGCTACAACAGATTATAATAGTAGTGGTGTTAGTGGTGGTACAGCAGTTTCAAGCGGATCAGATACAGTAATAACTTTTACTGGGGCAGGAACATACACAGCTTAGGAGATAAGTAATGGGTCGTTTTGTTAGATTAGATGAAAACAATATTGTAATACAGGGTGTTGTTGTAGCAGATGAGGTTGCTGTAGATGAAAGTTCTGGTATTAGCTATTTGCGTACTATTTACGATAGCAATTTTACGTGGAGACAAACGTATAAAGATAAAACAAGAAAAAACTATGCAGGGATAGGATATAAATATGACTCAACTAGAGATGCGTTTATACCCCCACAACCTTTTACATCTTGGACACTAAATGATGCTACTTGTAGATGGGAACCTCCAACAGTTCACCCAGATGATGGTAAAATGTATGATTGGGATGAAGACAACACCGAATGGAAGGAGATAGTATAAATGGCGTATATAGGAAGATCAGTTAACTACGGAAATGCAGGAACAGATAGTTTTGTAGGAGACGGGACAACAACCTATGCCTTAACTTATGAAACTTTAACTAACGGAGTTATTGTTACGTTAGATGGGGTAGTTCAAAAAAATGGTACAGATTTCGAAATTACAAACACAAGTCTTGTATTTACAACATTAGTAGCTAATCCTATAGTAATACAAGTAATCTATCTTGGATTATCTATTTCATTTGGTACTCCAATAGCTGGATCAATTAATAGTTCAAATATTAATTCAACATTTCTTGCTACAATATTAAATTCTAATGTAGCTTCATCACCTGAAGTGTATGGGTTTGATGTTGATGCAAATGGGCACTTACTTTTAACTACAACTAATAGTGGAGCAGACAGTATTAGTGCATCTACCTATAGTGGGTTTAATGATGTAATCTTTGCTTCTTCTGGCCTTACTTGGTCGCTTGTTGGCACTCAATTAAGATGTACAATTTAACTTTTAAAGGAAAATAATCATGGCTACAGTAGACTTAGGAGCGATAAGGTTTAATTGGAAAGGGGCCTATTCAGGTGGAACTGCTTATGTTGCACAAGATGTTGTATCATCTGGTGGATCTTCTTATGTGTGTATACTAGCAGTAACCGGAACTGCTCCTCCAAGTGCAACTTATTGGAGCATAATGGCTCAATTAGGAACTGCTGGTACAGATGGCACAGACGGTACGGATGGTACAGATGGTACTAATGGGACAGATGTAGGAACTACTATAACAACTCAAGGTGATATACTTTTCAGAGATGGTAGTGGATTACAACGATTAGCTAAAGGAACTGCTGCACAAGCTTTAAAAATAAATGCAGGGGCTACGGCTCCAGAGTGGGTAACAAATTCTTTAGTTAACGCAGATATTAATGCTTCAGCAGCAATAGATCAAAGTAAATTGGTAGATATTGTGGATAATGACATTAGTGCAACAGCAGCAATAGACCAAAGTAAACTAGCTGGTCTTGATGCTACTCCAACTCCAGATTATACAATTAATGGCCCACAAACTAATGATGTACTTGCTGGGTATACTACAGCTATTGGGGATTTAGTTTATCTTGATCCAAATGGTAGGTGGGAAGAAGCTGACGCAAATGGTACAGGTACTTCAATTAGTTTATTAGGAATTGCGATGGAAGTAAAAAGTGATGGAGCAGCTGTGAACGTAGCTCTTTCTGGTAGTTTTATTGTAAATTCTTCATGGAGTTTTGGTGTTGGTGTCCCGCTTTACATTCATACTACTGCTGGTGGGATTACAGCAACTAAACCTACAGGAACAAGTGATGTTGTTAGAACAGTCGGATATGCATTAACAGCTACAACTATATTCTTTGCGCCTTCATCTGATTACGTCACTCTAGCTTAAGGAAAAATTATGCCAACTTTAGCAACAATTAATGGAATAGCAGAAGATACTATAGCAACTCACAATGGTGGAACTGCTGCACTCTACACATCTAAAAATGGTGATACTTGGCAACATGTATCTTGGACAGTGGCAAATGGTGGTAATACGCATGTTCAAGATGGGGTAACAGATTATAAAGTAGCTACATTTACTGGTGATGGAACATTCCAAATTACAACATTGGGTGATGATGCAATCATTCAGTATCTAGTTATTGCTGGTGGAGGTGCTGGCTCATCTGGGGCTGCTGGTGGAGGTGGTGCTGGTGGCTATCTTACCGCCTCAAGCTTTGCTGTAACCGCAGTTACGTATACCATAGATGTGGGTGGTGGTGGCTCTGGAATAGGTGGATCTGGAGGAGCTGGTACTAACGGTGAAAATTCATCAATCTCACATGCTTCTATAACAGACATTGTTGCAACTGGGGGAGGTCGTGGTGGTTACTGGGGTGCTGGTCAAGCAGGTGGATCTGGAGGTGGTGGATCTGGAGGTAACGGTGTCGTAACAACAGGAGGTGCTGCTTCTCCTGCTGGTCAGGGAAATGCTGGAGGTACTGGTGTTGTAGGCGCTCCATATTCAAGTGCAGGTGGAGGTGGTGCTGGAAGTATAGGTGGTAATGCTGGTTCAAATGGTGGTGTAGGTGGTTCTGGTTCATCTAGTTCTATAACTGGATCGCCAGTAATCCGTGCTGGTGGAGGTGGGGGCTCAGGTTATGCAGGTTATAGCAATGGTGGGGCAGGAGGAAGTGGAATTGGTGGGGGTGGACATTCTGGCTCTGGCAATGGAAGTGGAGGTAATGGTACGGCAAATACAGGATCAGGCGGTGGCGGTGTGGGTTCAGGATCAGGAACTAGTGGGAATGGCGGTTCTGGTGTGGTAATTATTCGTTACAAATTTCAATAGGAAATAAATTATGAGTCATTTTGCTGAAATAGATAATGAAAATATAGTTCAACGTGTTCATGTTGTAGATCAAGATTTTATCGACAGTGGTAAACTTGGTGATGCATCTATGTGGATACAAACTTCATACAACACCAGAGGTGGAGTTCATTATGCTCCAGATTCAAACACTCCAGATAATGGTGTAGCACTAAGAAAAAATTACGCTGGCATAGGTTATACATACGATTCAACTAGAGATGCTTTTTATAGCCCACAACCTTACCCATCGTGGACGTTAGACGATGATACTTGTCAGTGGAACGCACCTACAGCTTATCCTGATTACAGCAAGTGGTATCAATGGGATGAAGATAATACACAATGGGTTGAATGAAATTAATACTCTACATATCAATATTACTGGGGTGCATGTATGGGCTTTATATTTTGCTTCCACAGGTAGCTCCGGCACCACACTAATGAATTACTTTATTGTTCTTATTGTATGTATAATATTTTGGTTACCTTCTACGTTGTACGCTGTTGATAGTAATACCGTTAGTTCTTCAACAGTTACTGGTACAACTACAGTAGATAGAACACCAAGCACAGCTGTATCCCCAAATATAATTATAAATAATCAAGATGTGTGTACTACCGGTATTAGTGGTGCAGCTCAATCTGCATGGTTTGGTCTTTCTTTTGGTAGAACAGTTGAAGATAAAAATTGTGAAAGACTAAAGCTTGCACGTTCTCTGTATGGTATGGGCATGAAAGTAGCCTCTGTGTCTTTACTATGTCAGGATACTAGAGTGTTTCAAGCTATGGAAATGGCAGGTACTCCATGTCCTATAGATGGAAAAATTGGAGAAGCCGCAAAAGTAATATGGGATAAAGAGCCATACCGAAGACCTGATTATCATGAATGGAGAAATAAGAAAGAAAACCACGATAAGGTTGTCAGGCTAGATACATTTAGCTCAGAAGATACAGATAAGTCATACAATGAGGGCTGGAATCCTTATGAATAAGATTTACTTACATGTAGTTTTAATTATCTTGTTGTTTTGTACTCCTGTATTTGCAGATACAGCAACTACTGCTGATGTAACAGAGAAATCTACAGGAGCTACTCATGTTTGTGGCAGAAATGATGCAGCTTGTTCATGGGATCCACGATCTAATATTTACTCTGATGGCGGTTCTGACGATGATGTAGTGTACTGGGACAGTCATGGTGGCGATTGGAATATTACTAATAATATCAAAACATTTATGACTGAAGCTGAAATGCTTCAAGGGTTTACTATGGATAGTTCTATTGGCTTAAGAGATAGGAACTACATAGGCGGTGATGCATTTACAGTACAAATTAAAGTAACAGACGGTACTACTACTTATTCAGATACTCAGGAATTTACTACTCATGCAGGACAATCATATGAAACAATAACTAGTCAATTAATAGTTCCTGAAAATACATTAGCGTATTCACTTGCTACATTTGGGTTAATACTTGAGGGCACTAGTTTAACTCATGGGTATAATGGGCCACAAACAAATGCGATCAACTTAACTTCTACTTATAATCTTATTAATCAAGCAGAAGATACTATTTTAAATTTAGTTGCTAATGCTGTCGATGATATTCTTATAGATAGCATGAATATGAATACAGCAAATATGCAAATTAACGTTGTTACTCCAAGTGGAACACAATCTCTTAATATTCCTGTAGCAGCAAGCCCAGGTGCTATAAGTATGTCAGTTCCTTCTGTAGGAGGCGCAATCCAACAAATAAAGATTAATACTGGTATGGCTGCTCCTAGTACTCCAGCACCAGTTGCACCTAAAGTTGCTACTGCTGTAGCTAAAGTTAAATCAGTAGTAAGTAAATCTAAAGCTGAATCAAAACAAACTAAATCAGATAAAGCTAAAGCTGTACAGGCTATAGTTACAAGAGTACTACAAGCAGTCTCGATGGCAGGAGGAGATACAGATAGTACTAAACTAGCATTAATGAGTATTCTTGGAACACCAGGATTTCGTGCTTACCAACAACAAGAAATACCAGATGCTGCATTTTATACTAGTGAAGTTCCTTATGAGGCTACACTTATAGATCCTTTAGGTTCCATTTACGCATTAGGTAGTGATACACTGATGGATAAGATGATTAATTCACAGTATAAATAGTAAGTAACTATGGAAGTAGAATACGGAGGAATAAAAGCAACTGGCGGTAAATTATTCGTCATAATATCTTTATTAGGTACTGTTGGTGGTGCTCTTTGGGGTGGATTTGAGTTCTATAAAGATTACCAGGATATGAAGAAACAAATAACGTCATATGTAGCACCAGATCTTTCTGCATTTGATAAGCAGTTAGGAATACTAGATATTGAGGTTAATACTACAAAAGAACTGATTAGTACTGAGATTAACTCTATAAAAGAAAGTGTAGATGAAGCTCAAGATACTACACGAGATATAAGAACAACTATGAAGACAGATATTAATGGATTTTCAGATCAAATAGCTGCAATAGATAAACGATCAAGAGAAGACGGCTTAGAGACGCGAACAGCAATGCGGAATGCGGAGAATGAAGTAAGAGCACTAATAGCTAACACATCTAAACGATGGGATGATAAGCTACAAAAAGTAGATAATAAATTACAACATGTAGATAGCCAAATAGAAGCATTAGAGAATAAACTAGATAAGAAAATAACTAAAGCTCTTGAAAATCCATTAGCAGCAATGAGTAAAACAAAATGAATATAACAGCAAGTATTCTCGAGCATTTATGGGTGTTGTTTATTGGGCTTGGAAGCTGGGCCTTGAACCGCATAACAAGTAAAATCGATATTCTTGAAAAAGGAAAAGCTGATGCTCAAGATACAAAATTAGAACATGCTAATATAGCAACATTAGTACATGAGTTAGATAGACGAGTAGATGAAAATCAGCATTTAAGTGTTGGACGTGGGGAACACAAAACAGATGTTACGTCAATTCATAGGCGTATTAACGATATGGAGAAAAACAAAGCAGATAAGATAAAACATATTAAAACTTACACATCTAGAGAAAAAAATGATATCTGATAAGTTTAATGAAATGTTAATTGGCGTTGTTGTGTTATTAGGCGGTTTTATCACAAAAAGGGTGTATTCTAAAAGTGATTTACTAGATCAACGTATATCTGCTCTTGAAAAAGTAGTGGCTACTAAAGAGGATCTACGTTTAGTAATAAAACCTATTGAACGTAATGTAGACATTATACTTACTCATATTTTAGATAAGAAAAATGACTAGAGTTTGGTTTTTTTTAGCTAGTGCGGTAACCTTAGCTATATGGCTAATAGCTCATAACTAGGAGAATAATATGACACCAGTAATTTCAACTATAATTGGTTTTATAGATAAAGCAATACCAGGATATAAAACATATGCACTAATGTTAGTAGGTGCATTAATGATGGGATGTCAGATGATGGGTTTTCACAGTTTTTCACAGGAAGCATGGGGTCTACTTGGTATAGGTGGTGCTGCTACTTGGAAAATGGGAACTGATCGGGATACGACTAAGAAAAAATGAATGAGTTGATCATAACGATCATACTTATGATTCCATCTCCAAGTAAATTAGTTAATTGGTCTGTGAATAAGATCCCAACACAAATACAGATTATACATAAATCCGGTTTAGAGGTAAGTTACAATGCTAATCCAGTATCATGTAAATTTAGACCAAGAAATGCTAATGAAATGGTATTTAAATCATCTAATGATAATTGCTATGCTATTTATGATATAAATAGCCCAACATTTATTAGACATCCAAATCACTGGTATAAAGTAAACTTAGGAGAATAATATGGATATAGCTGCAATGTTTGAAGGACAAGGATGGTTTGCAATAGTAGGACAAATAGTATTGCTATTTACAGCAATCACAGGTTCTTTACCTGATAAATTTGTACAAAAGATCCCAGTGCTTGGAACTGTTTGGCCTATATTCAACTGGTTAGCAGGTAATGTATTTAATAACATTAACCATCCTAAAGGAATGGCTGCTCAAAATGATGTGGAAAAAGAGATTGATGAAGCTAAAGCTAAAGTTAGGACTCGTGCTGGTATGCCTGATGTTCTCGATGGGATGTAGTGGTTTACCTTTAGTTGAATTAATACCTCCTGTAGTTAATTTTGGTTTAGGATTTTATGACCATAATGACTACTACTCTAAAGAGTGTTTATGGTATGACGAAATTAAACTAAATGACGCGACTAAGAAATGGTTACTGGACAGTAACCCTCCTGAAGTCGTCAGTAAAGATCTATCTAAAGTTAGTAGAAACAACGACATATATAGAGAAGTGTGTAAAAAAGATAAAGGTGTGGTTGATAAACTTAAAGGTAAAACAAAAAGAATACTCGAATAACCTTGATGGCAACCAGGGAATAGCACGTATGAATGAATACAAAGCAAAAGTAGTTAAAGTAGTAGATGGGGATACTATAGATGTAGATATAGATCTAGGGTTTAGTATTATTCTTTCTAACCAAAGAATTAGACTATTTGGAATAGATACTCCTGAGTCACGAACACGCGATAAAGAAGAGAAATTCTACGGTAAGCTATCAGCTCAGTTCTTAAAAGATAGGTGTAAGAAGGGCTCTTACATTACGCTTAGAACCTATTTAGATAAGAAGGGTAAATTTGGTAGAATACTTGGTGAGATAGTAGTTGATGAAGTTAATTTAAACCAACAAATGGTTAAACAGCATTTAGCTGTTGAATACTTTGGACAGAGTAAAGAAAGTATTGAAAAAGAACATTTAAAGAATAGACTTAAAATCTCAAAACGGAAAAAACTATGACTTACTATGAAAGATATGACGTAGTCAAACCAAATAAACAACCAATTACAACTACACCGCGTAAACCTAAAAAGAAAAAGAAAGTAAAAAAGGGGTATTAATGAAACTGTTTCTTTGGATTATGGGAGGATCAGTAGCTGTGTTTGTATTATTAGCAAGTTTTTATGTTATAGCAATGTCAAGAATGCATTAATTAAGAATACATCCAAACTACACCGGCAGTCTTGTTAGCATCTACATCTACGTGTATAAAAGTCTTTGCAATCCCAACCCTGTCAAAGACTTGCATAGCAGCATGCAGTAGCTCATACCTATTTGAGGCTCCGTTGTATGCTAAATCAGCAGCCCATCCTTCTATATGACTAGATGTAGGTGTTGCATTAATTGCACTATTATGATTACTGCATCTAATGCCACTATTTATAGTTATAGATCTACCTAAGATATCTCTAACTTGCTGCACTTTTATAGCTAGTTCATCTTTAATATTATCTTTTCCACATCCACATTTACAGGTATATTCAGCTCTACTAAAATTATCTGTTAGGTCTCCCACGTTATCTCCTTTTTAATTGATTACTTTAATAAGCTATAGTTCTAATTTGCACTATACACGCATATTTGTTATATAATACATAAGTAACATTGCTATTATAGGTTTAATGCATATTTATTATCCCTTTTAATGATAATATATTTAATACTATGGAAAAAGTTAAATTTACATTCGATGATCCAGAATTTTTATACATTGTTAATATAATTTTAAAAGAAGATCATGATGAAGATGAGGAATACGAACCAATAACTAGTATGGATGATAGTTTTAACCTTCATGGGTTAGATAGCCTAAGTGTTATGATGTTTTTTATTTGGGTATCTGATTTTTTTGGCATTCCTGAAGATAAATTTCAAGAGCTTGCAAAAGAAAAGGATTTTACTATTAGAACTTTAAAAGATTTTATAAGTAGAGAAGCTACTCAAACTTTTACGTATAATGATGCTATGGCGTATTCTAAACATTCATTTAATAATGATGATGACGCTATACGATCTAAAACGGATAATTCAAAGTCCTAATATGCTACTGACTCATACTAATTCTGTTTATTCAGAAAAGTTGACTTTATTAGATCATATTCCATATCCTCAGTATGTTCATCAAGTCGGAAATGGAGGAGGCAAGTTAGTTACAAAAGGAATTAAACTAGTAGCTAGCGAATTAGTACGATATGTTCTTACAGGTAAACATGGAGCTGCCCCTGGAACTCGGGATTATATTAAAAAATTATTAGCTACTCCTACTCGTAAAGTAGGGTTAATATTAGCTTCAGGCAGTACTTGTTGGATGGGGTACACAACATGTATTCCTAAAACTGATCAGTATCCTGTGTTTAGATTAGCACCTATGGCAGTTACTCAAGTATACGCTGGGTATTTAGCTAGTCAATTAGGATCTTTTGATTATATATCAACAGATAGTGTAAGTTGTATTAGTGGGCATTCTGCTTGGTATACTGCTTACACTTTATTGCAATTAGAGCGTCTTGACGCAGTTGTAGTTATCGCAGTAGATAATGGGCTTTCAGAAGAATACTTACATGTATTTGGCGAACATGAATTAAGTAAATTAGCTAATGAAGAAGATAACTTAGATATTATTAAATTTCACTTAGGACAAGCATGCAATATATCAGTATTTGAAAGTGAATCGTGTAATTACAATACAAACAACAATGTATTAGCTAAAATTAAAGATATACATATAGCAGCGGAATATCATGTGTCTCCATTAGGTATTTCATGTGAAGGCATTGGATATAAAAAAGTAATGACTAGAGTTAATACAGATAATATTGATTTTATAAAAACTCATAGTACTTTTTCAAATGATAATGATATAGAAAGTAAGTTAATTAAAGATATATTTGGAGATATTAAAACAATTAACTATAAATTACGCATTGGCCATACTATGGGAGTGTCTACTGCTGTAGAAACAGCATTAGCAGTACAAGAAGAATCTGGTAAGTTTCTTAGCTTAGGAGCTGGTATGGGTAATACATTTTCATCTGCTGTAGTGGAGATTTTATAATGATATTTGCGCATAGTAGTTTAATACAAGAAGGAGAAGCTGTTTTATTTTATAGATTTAATCGTGCTTTGAATGGCTATATGGTAGCAGGGTTATATATTGCTCCTGATATGGTATCTAAAATGAATTTTGCTAAAGTATGGAAATATTTTGTGTCTGAAATAGTACAAGCAGATGATATATATTGTACTATTTCTTTAGATGTAATGAATTCTATGTTTAAAAAATATATAGATTATCACAGTACAGTAGATGGTATTAAGATATATAAAGTTGATAAGTTTCTTAAAAAGAAATACAGTAGCTATGATAAACATATAGCAAGTGTTACTAAGCCATAAAATATAGTTAATAGGTAATAAAGATATGAGTCATGAAGATGATCCTAATTTAGATACAACTGAAACAGATGCTGCTAGTTTAGTAGATTGGGAAAACCCTCCTACTCTTGCAGAGCTTAAAGCAGATTATGATTCTGCTCGAGTAGCTCATCAAGTTCATACTGATGAAGTAGATGCTTGGTTAAGAGTACTTAATGGGGAACAAACAATTAATGCAAAGAGAGGTCGTTCTAAACTCGTACCTCGATTAGCGCGTAAACAAGCTGAATGGCGTTACGCTGCTTTATCAGAACCATTCCTATCTACAGATGATTTATTTAACACTTCCCCTCAAACTTTTGAAGATAAAGAAGCAGCAGTACAAAATGGTATGTTATTAAATTACCAGCTTAACTGCCGTATGGATAAAGTAAGTTTTATTGATAACTATATTCGTACAGCTGTAGATGAAGGTACTGTAGTTGTACGTGTAGGTTGGGAATTTGAAGAAGATAAACGTAAAGTCTATACAGATATAATAGAAGTGCAAGTAGTTGCGGGCCCAGATGGGCAACCTATTCAACAAGAAGTTAAAACAGGTGAAAAAGCGTCAACAAAAACTATTACTACTAAGAATCAACCAGTATTAACAGTATGTGATTATAACAATTTAGTATTAGATCCTACTTGTGAAGGGGATATAGAAAAAGCTAATTTTGCTGTGTTTAGTTTTGAAACTTCATTATCAGAACTTAAAAAAGATGGACGGTATAAAAATCTTGATGATATTAACTTTGAAAGTGCTTCAGTATTGTCTGAACCTGATCATGCAGTTAATTCAGATGATGATTCTTTTACATTTAAAGATAAAGCACGTAAGAAAGTTATTGCTCGTGAATACTGGGGATATTGGGATATTGATGATACTGGGGAGGTTAAACCTTTTGTAGCTACTTGGGTAGGTAGTACTTTTATTAGATTAGAAGAAAATCCTTATCCAGATAAAAAACTTCCTTTTGTATTAGTTCAATACCTACCTAGACGTAAAAATATATACGGAGAACCAGATGCAGCTCTTATCGAAGATAATCAAAAAATCGTGGGTGCTGTTACTCGTGGCATTATTGACATTATTGGCCGTAGCGCTAGTGGGCAACAAGGTATTAGAAAAGATGCCCTTGATGTAACTAACGCTCGTAAATTTGAACGAGGTGAAGATTACAAGTTTAATGCTAATGTAGATCCTAAACAAGCATTTCATATGGAGATATACCCTGAGATTCCCCGGTCTGCTCTTGAAGTATTAAACATGCAAAATAACGATGCTGAAGCATTAACAGGTGTTAAAGCATTTACTCAAGGTATTTCAGGACAAGCTTTAGGAGCTACAGCTACTGGTATTAGATCAGCACTTGATGCTACATCTAAACGGGAGCTAGGTATTTTACGCAGATTGTCTAATGGGTTAAATCAAATTGGACGTAAAGTTATTTCTATGAATTCAGAATTCTTAGAAGATGAAGAAATTATTCGCATCACTAATGAAGAATTTGTAGCAATTAACCGCAATGACTTAGGTGGTAAATATGATATTAAGCTTAATATTTCTACTGCTGAAGCGGATGAGCAAAAAGCTAGTGAGTTAGCTTTTATGCTACAAACTATGGGTAATACTATGCCCCCAGAAATGAGTTTTATGATCTTAGCTGATATCGCTAAATTACGCAAAATGCCTGATTTAGCTAAACGTATTACTGAGTATCAACCTCAACCTGATCCGATGGCACAACAGAAAGCTCAACTTGAACTTGCACTATTACAAGCTCAAGTAGCTAATGAAACTGCTAAGGGTCGTGAGAATGAAGTAGATGTAGCTCTTAAAACAGCTAAAACTGAAACAGAACAAGCTAAAGCAAGGAGTATGCACAGCGGTTCTGATTTATCTGATCTTGATTTTGTTGAAAAAGAATCTGGAGTAACTAGTGCACGAGATGCAGAATCAGCTGATAGAAAACATGCTCAAAATATGGAAAGTAAAGAGTATGATCGAGAATCTAACATGAATACAAAGGAGCATGATAGGTTAGCTGGTCTTGATAAAAGTGCATTTGACGCATTAACTAAACCATAAGGAGTTACATGAAAGAAATCGAGCAAGTTGAAATTCAAATTGAAATGGCTAATAAGTTAAGAAAACTGCGAGATAATTGTATTAAATTAACTGAAAGTAAAGCATTTAAAGATGTTATTACTGAAGGTTATTTTAAAGAAGAAGCAGCTAGATTAGTTATGGCTAAAAGTTCTAATCTTAGCCCTGAACAGATGAAACTTATTGATAACATGCAATACGGTATTGGTGCATTAGCTAACTACATTGAATCAGTTATGAGACGTGGTGCTGAAATGGATCAAGCTGTAGGAGAGCATGAACAAACTAGAGAAGAAATTTTAGCTGAGGAGGTAGCTGTATGACTCAAACCTCTTTAGGCTTATCTGATGCAGAATTTTTAGAAAAAAATCCTGCTGATTTATTATCTGAAGATAATAATCCAGATACAGAAGAATCAACTGATCAAGAAATTAAATCATCAGATCAAACTGATGATAATAATGATGTAACCTCTGATACGCAAGTAGAAGAGGATAGTAATGCACAAGAGCAAACTGAAGATACCACTGTTGATGAAGAAGTAAGCCAACCTGAAGGGGATACCCAGACGGAGCCTGAAACTTCTATTGATAGTAATGAGACAGAATCTCTTGATACTAGTAAGAAAGACTCAACTGACACAAAGGGGGATACTCCGGAAACAAAAGAGTTTGATTACGAAAGTGCGTATAAAAAGGTGTCTGAACCTTTCAAAGCCAATGGCGTTGATATGCAAATTAAGGATCCTGAGGATATCATCCGTCTAATGCAGATGGGTGCTAATTACCAAAAGAAGATGGCACAGTTAAAGCCTAATCTTAAGTTAATTAAGATGTTAGAGAAAAATGAGCTTCTTAACGAAGCAAAATTACATAATCTAATTGATTTATCTAAAAAGAATCCTAAAGCTATCGCTAAGCTTATAGAAGAAAGTGATATAGATCCTTTAGACATCGACAAGGATGTACCTACGGATTACCAACCAACTGATTACTCTGTTACTGATAAAGAGTATAATTTAGACCAAATACTTGATGAAATCAAAGATACTGATACTTTTAATAAAACTATTAACGTTTTGACTAAGGAATGGGATACTGAAAGTAAAACAACTATTTCAGACAATCCTGAAATCATTAGTATTGTTAATACTCATATGAGTAACGGTGTATTTGATCAAGTTAATGCTGTGTTACAACAGGAAAAAACGTTAGGTAAACTAGCTGGTATTCCTGATGTAGAAGCATATCGTCAAATTGCTGAAAACATGCATAAAAATGGTCTTCTTAAATTACAGAGTGAACAAGGTAATAATCCTAGTACTACTCCTAAAGTATCAAGTAAGTCTGATACAAACTCACAAGCTAATGCTGATCGTAATAAACAACGAAAAGCAGTAGCACCGGTTAAGCAGACTACTACAAAAAAATCATCAACTGATGAAGATTTTTTAGGATTGTCAGATGCTGATTTTATGAAGAAGTATGCTAATCGGTAATTTTAATTACTATTAAATAGGAAATTACTATGGCTAACGAAAGTGCTTATAATAAACCGTCTAGTACTGCTAGTGGAACTGCTTCGGATATAGGCCCACAAGCAATAACAGACTATTATTTTAAAAAAGCCCTTATTTCTGTTAGGGATCATCAGTACTTTATGCCTTTGGCTGATGTACGTGCGATGCCTAAGAATATGGGTAAAAAGATTAAACAAGATGTATATGTTCCATTACTGGATGTATTAAATACCGGCGATCAAGGAATTGATGCTGCAAGTACTACATTAGTAGCTGGCACATACTCTGCTTGGAATGCTGCTGGAGTTCTTCAAGATGATGATGCTGCAGATAGAGCAGCTGCTGTAACAGCCGCTGGTGCTCTTGGTGAGATTGGATTGAATGATCAGAACTTGTATGGATCTTCTAAAGATACCGGTACGATTAAGTCTAAAATCCCAACTCTCCGTGAACATGGTGGACGTGTTAACCGTGTTGGATTCACCCGTACGCAAATTGAAGGGGAATTACTTAAACGCGGATTCTTTACTGAGTACACTCAGGAATCTATGGATTTTGATTCAGATTCAGATCTGTTATCCCATATTACTGAGGAAGCACTTGTAGGCGCTAATGAGATGACTGAAGCGGAGCTTCAGGCAGATCTTATTACTAATGCAACTGCTAATGGTACTGCTTACTTTTGTTCTGGAGCTAGTGTTGCTCTTGCTGGTTCAACAGTTGCAGCAGGTGCTACTAGAACAGCACTAAAATTGGCTGTTGATGAAGTTGTTACCTACAATGATCTAATGAATCTTTCTATCGCTTTGGACGACAATAAGACTCCTAAGCAAACAAAGATTATTAGTGGTTCTAGAATGGTTGATACTAAAACTGTTAATGGCGGTCGAATTATGTACATTGGATCAGAATTGATTCCTGTAGTACGTAAAATGACTGATATTTCTGGTTCAGTTGTTGGTTCTGGGTTTGTTGGCGTAGAAAAGTACGCTGATGCCGGAAACATCTTAAATGGTGAAATTGGTAGTGTTGACCAGTTTAGAATTATTGTAGTACCAGAAATGCAACATACCGAAAACGGTGGTGCAGCTTCTTCTGATACTGCAGGTACTGGTGATAATGGTGCAGACATTTATCCAATGCTAGTTGTTGGTGATGGTGCATTTACTACTATTGGTTTCCAGACTGACGGAAAAAGTGTTAAATTCTCTATCAACCATAAGAAGCCTGGTAAAGAAATTGCTTCTTTGGATGATCCATATGGTGAGGTAGGATTCTACTCTATCAAATGGTATTATGGATTTATGGCACTTCGTCCAGAACGTCTTGGTATTATTTGGACAGCTAAAACAGCAGTAGCATAATTAATACTGTTTGATTGTCCCTCCGAGCCCTTTAGGGCTCGGGGGACATTCTTTATTACAAGATAAATTATTAAAATAAGAGGAGGAAATAATGGATTTATCAGATATTAAAAGTATGACTAATGAAGAAATTAAACAAGAATTAGAAGAATATGGAGTTAAAGTTCATCATAAAACAGGAACAGTTAAATTAATTGAATTACTTGCATCTATACGTAAAAATCCATCAACAGTAACTCAAGATGAAGTTACTGCAGTTGCAGTTAAAGATCGTCCTTATAAAGATGGACTGCCAGAAGCAAGTAAAGCAGCTATAGAAGCAGCAACAAAGCATTTTCAGTTAACTCCAAAACAATCAGCTATGAAATTAGTTCGTATAGTAGTTACTCCTAATGATCCTCTTATGAGTTCGTATCCAGGACTTATATTTACTGTAGGAGTTTCAGGAATTAACGATGGAAAAATGGTTAAAAAATATGTTCCATTTAACAATGAAGAAGGATGGCATGTACCAAATATTATTCTTCAACAAATTGAACATGCTGAAATGCAAAAATTTAAAACAGTAACTATGCCTAATGGTGATAAGCAATTGGAACCATATATAACTAAAAAATTTAATGTACGAATTTTAGATCCTTTAACGCCAGAAGAAATGGATAAACTTGCTGCAGCTCAAGCAGCTAATCCTGCTTTTAATATAGGAGCTAGCTAATGGCTATTACTATTGCTAATTTAACTGCCAGTGTTTCTACGGATGCTGATAACGTAGTAACAGGTACCGGTGTATTCGATGACATGATGGAAACTGTTAATGCTCATATGGCTGCTCAGTTTAATCTAGGTCGAATTACTGGTAGTGATTACGCAACAGTATACCTAACAGCAATGCAGGCTACTGTACAACAAGCAGTAGCTTACACAATAGGTATGCAAAAAGGTAATGCTGAGGAATCTTTATTACTTCAAAAAGAAGTTACTGAATTTGCACAAACTGACAGATCCACTAAAGTAGCCCCAACTACTACTAGTATTATGGGAGCACAAGCTGCTTTATCTGCTGAACAAGCTAAAGGATTTAAATGGAATGCAGATCAAAAATATCTTAAAACTCTCCTAGATGCTTGGAGTATTAATATCTCTACAGCAGGTGTACCAGCTACTCAAGTAACTGCAATTAATGCAACAGGTACCGGCAATATTAATACTCAGATCACTAACGCAGAACCGACTGGGTAGTTAAATGTCTATTGTCTTAGATGCACTTATATATGTTGCCCCATATGTAGAGGTTATAGCAACTCTAGCAATAGCTGCTGAAACAGCTTATCGGATTTACCAAGTAGTTGAAATAGTTATTGCACTTATAGCGGTCATTTTAGGATATGATGACCAAGTATTAGAATATTATGAAGTTCATAATATTCCTCTGTTTACTGATCAAGAAATAGATACTAGTTTACAAGAAACTGTACTTAAAAGTGTTCGAGGCAACACTAGTCTTATTAGGGATATACTTTACACTCTTACATGGGGAGGGCATAAAACTAATACAAAAAAGTTTATGAGATTTATTGAAGATGGGAATTATTTTGAACCCTTTCCTGTAGTAAACTCTTTTATTTTAACTATAGATTACACTGAATTAACAGCCGCATTAGCTACTTTAAATAGTGTTCCTTGTACTCCTGAGCAATCAGCGCTGTATTCATTAGATAGTTCTACTTGGGTTAAATACTGGCTTCAGGAAAACAAAGAATATAATGTAGGAACTAATACATTAGGAGAAGGATACGTAACAACTAGTACTAGTCCACCTACCCCTGTTGGAGATACAGTTCACGTAATTCCATCTGTTAATCATTACGATGTTAATATAACTAGTATAATAGGTACAGCAGATGATGTATTAGTTGATGAACGGTGGTATGTAGATTTTAGTTCGGTTACTTATAATTCAACTCCAGATAATTACTCAGTTACTGTATACAACACACCTAGTTTGGGAAGTATAAATAGAGTCCTTCCATACACAATACCTAGCAAACCTGTACAATTACATTATATTTCATATTATTATAGAGATAGTGCCCCTTCTAGAACATACTTATTTATATATAAAGTAGGTGAGGGAACTTATACTGATTTAGATGTTATAGAAAATTCTATTAATGAGGATGGTACGATATTACAAACAATGCCCGCTATTCCATTAAGATTAAGTAATTCTAATTTTACTACTTTTGGTGCAACTAAAGTTGCTCAGATTAAATCCTTATGCGATACACTTAGTCTTGATGCTGAATCATTAATAGCTAGAGTTATGACTGATCCTAACTCAAATCCAGGAGATGTAGACAATGTCTATGTTAATTTTGGTGTGCGTATGTGGGATACTTCTCAAACAGGAATGTCGTATTTATTTAGTATGTTTGAGAATTTATACCCTTCACAAGGAGTTACACAAGGTACTTATAACAATTCTATAGCAGGAGATGAAAAACCCCAAAATAACATAATTACTACATCATTAGATAATAAACAAATATTTCAATGGTCATACATTACATATGAGCATTTTTCAGTATCTGAAATTAACGCAGATAGTGGTAGTACTGAAAACGGCATATACTATTCAGATATGTCTAAATTTGATTCTAATAACATTATACAATTTTCGTATTATGTTTCTTCTGGTAAAGGAACCTATAATGTAGGGTATAAAGCGGATACTTTAGCTGAAGTACAAGATTTTTTAGATGGTAATGGTGTAATAAACCCTGGTACTACTACTACAGAGGCTGCTAATTGGATGCAACCAACTGTTAGAATGCCTTATAATAATTCTACTCCTAATTTATTAAATTCAGATGGAACTGCTAGTACAGCAATCTTTATTACTCCTGACTTAGTGTATGAAAATAACGGATCAGGTGTATTAAAAGGAGTTTCAGCAGCTTCAGAAGCTACAACTGTAGGACAGTCAATTACCTATTATTGTTGTAAACCTTCAGGATTAGACGCGTATACCGTAGTTGCTCCAATTGGTGCTTTAAGAGTTATTGATGGAGATACTGCTAAATTTAAATTTGTTAAATTTAATTTGGGACATAAAAATGATTTAATGGTCCCATTCATTCATACTTTTGTTAAAGATTTATCTGGTAATTTAGTTACTAGATTACTATTAAAAGGCTGTCATTTATCTATTTATATTGCTCATTACGAGGTTATTGTACCGGAAACAATGCCTGTTTGGTTAGCTATAGTATTGCTTATTGTTATTGTAGTTACAATTATTGTAGCTATTGAATTTGGGCAAGAATCATATATGTGGATAGAAGCTATAGCAGTTAGTATTGCATATCACGGAATTACCCATGCAGTAACTCAAGCACTTATTCTATATGTAGTAGCACAAATAGTAACAGCTATGACTGTAGCTTTTTTAATCCGCTTAATGATTGCAGAAATAGCAGAGGTAAATGAAGAACTTGCATTAGCACTTAGTGTAATAGCTGCTGTAGGTACAACATGGTATTTTTCTGGTAGTAACCCACTTACTACTATGGATTACGCACAAATATTTGTTGCGTCTATTGATTATGTAAATGTAGTTGTAGGTGTACGTGTAAAAAGTATAGAAGAAGAATTAGCATTAGAAACTTCTCAAGCTCAAGCAGAACAAGATAGAAAAAGAAATAAACTTAAAGCACATCGTGAAAAATATGATGATATTATTGATTTTTCACCAGATTATTCAAATATAATTACACGAGTTATATCCAATAGTAACTATAGTAAACATCCAGAGTTACTTTATTCTACTTCTAATAATTATCATGAATATACTTGTACTATACCCTATGCATATGAAGAAAATATAACCCATCAAATTGAAAGTAAACCACAGTATATTTAATTAGTTATATAAAAATAGACAAATATAATTAATAGAGGTAGTATTAACTACTAATATGTATTAAGTAATAGGAGCTAAATTATGGCACTTAATAAGCAATACTTTAAAAAATTAAGAGAACTGGGTATCCTAGGGCAACAATCACAATCCGATCAAACTGAATATATGGGAAAATCATCAGGAATTTTTGGAAGGGATTTAGACGCATATCAATCATTATGGCCGTCTTCACCTAATTCTAATTTTGGTCAACTCGCTAATCCTAGTAATAAGGACGATAACCTCTATAATCTTGGAATCAATGATGCTAGTGAGGGAAATGCAGATAGCGGATTTGGATGGAATAAAGGTACTGCAGATACAATAGGAGCAGGATTTAGTGGTATTGGTAATTTAGCTAGGGGTTGGGCTGCTATTAAAGGTTTAGGTATAGCAGAAAAGCAATTAGATGAAAATACACGACAATTTAATCAGAATTATGGTATGCAGGTAAAAGCACTTAACGCTAATGTACTTAAAGATAATAATCGTACTAAAGAAGTAAATTTATGGAAGAAAAAACAAGGTCGTACTGACTATAGAGATCTTGTACCTGCACTTGCTTAATTAAATAGTATAACTTAGGAGATTTTTTATGGCTAGGTCTGGAAACTTTATCCCTATAACTTGGAGAAACGTCACTGGTCCCAGTAATGCTTCTGCAAATGCTTTATTAAAAGACTCTGGTGAACAACTAGGTAGTGCTATTGAAGGACTGGGTACTAATGTTAGTCAATTTGCAGATGATAAGCAGAAAAGAGAAACAGATGAATTTATTTCTGAGTTAAATGCTCTTGATAGTGATGAAGAGCGACAGGATCTATTAGGTAGAGCTGAAAAAGGATGGCTTGATATGAATCAAGCTAATACTGCTGTAACTGAAGCGAGGGCTCAAGACTTTTTAATAGCTGATGAAACTAGAGCACAAGATAAAGCTCTAATGGATAAGAAATCTTATGATGCTAAAATGGCTCAAGACCTACTTGATAATACGCATAAAGCTAAAATACGAGAACGGGAAGAAGCTAAATTTAACAGAACTAAGGCAGCTAGATTACAAAAAGAAGAAAATGACCTTACTTCTGCAACCGAAACTGCTTTAAATAATGCAGAAAGATCAAAAATTAGGAGTGCACGTAAATCTTATTTTAATAGTATAAAAAATGCAAAGACTAATCAAGAAAAACAAACAGCTTTAGGTATATTTGAAAAAGAAACAAGTGGAATGACTTTATCTGCAGAAGAAACAACTTTAATGAATAAATCACGAAATAAGGTATTAAATAAATATGCTCAACAATTAAAACCTGAAGTAACAAATAATTTTTTAAACTTATTAAATAGTAATTTACCAGAAGATACAGCGCCATTTGACAACATAGCAAAAGTTCCTGAGAGATACTTTGGAGCGCAATTAAAAACTGATTTAACAGAAGAGTTAGTTAATAAATTAATGACTGTCCCTGGAGTAACAAGGGAAACTGCAGAGTCACA